GTCCTTGATGAGCCCGAAATTCTCGAAGTTCATCTCCATGCCACCTTTCATCATGGCTTGGATCTTCGGAAGGAACTGCTGGGCATCATCGAGGCAGAGCGGCGGACAGGTATAAACCGTTTCGCCGAGAAGGATGTCAGTACCCTTGATCATTGCTGCATTACTCCGCGGTGGACCACTTCAGAACCGAGTTCGTGACCGGATCCCGCATCACACTGAAATCGATTTCGGGGACTAGGAAATCTTCGTTCTTGAGATCCAAGCCCAGTTTCGTCGACGTGCAACGCGGGAACAGAAGCGTCAGCGATTTGCCGAGATGGCTGACGGTGTGCGAGATCGAGAACAGCGGGGTCGATCCCATCGGCAGGCTCTGAACGCTCTGCGTATAGGCACCGGTCGAAGTTGCCAGAGTCGTCAGATAGTTCAGGAAGACGGAGACGCCGGCGGAGACGTCGGCGGTGTTGAAGGTATAGACGCCGAGGCTCGGTGATGCCGTTGTCACCGCAACGGCGTATTGGCCGGCTGACGGCGCGCCGGTCACCGGCACCAGCGGGACCCCGGTGGCAGCATTGATGACGCATTCGTCGGCGGCGAAGCTGGCACCGCTGCTCGGGGTTACCGTGATCGTTGCCGCCACGGTCTGCGCGGCGAGACCGACTTGGATGGCGGTCAGATTGTTCGAAAGCAAGTTGCTGGGCTGACCGAAGAAGAGGGAGTCCAAGCCGGCGCCGAAGATCTGGGCAAACTTGATCTTCCCGGTCAGTTTCATGGCGCCGCGTGCGACGTCTTCCGGCCACTGGTTCTGTCCAAGCAGTTCCTTGACCGTGAAGCCCATGTCGAAGCTGATGGACTGATTGATACCGAGGATGGTACGAGGACCCAGCGCCAGCGCGTTACCGTTGGCATCCTGAGTCTGCTGGCTGAAAGCGTAACCAGAACCGAAGATTTTCATTGCATCTGCTCCTGTTAGGACACCACTAGAATTTCTATGGGGATCAAAGACAGTTCCTTGTTACCAAGCGTGCCTTCAGCGGTCTGGATATCGCCCTTGATGACGACGTGTTGAACCAGACCGCCAAGGGTCTGCTTGCCGCTGCCGGGATCCGTCTTTCCGGCAGTCGGGACTATTGAATTGATGGCGTCGAGAATCGGATTCAGGATCTGACCCGGGGAGTACTCATTACCGCTGCTATCGACGCCTTCCGGCGAGCAGACGTAGACATGCACTTCGACCTGAATCGTGATCTTCGAACCCATACCCGGCATCGGTTCATGGGTTTCACGGCACTGCGCCAGGAAGAGCGAAGGCATCTGTGCGGTATCGACGTCATTGAAGAGCTTGATGCGCCGGCTCTTCGTCACCCAGGTGTACCCTGCAGTACCGCTGACGCCGTCGGTCCATGTCAGCGCAGATAGCAGCGCGAACAAGGCCTGCATGATGGGTTCGCGGCGGAAGGTTGGCGTGCTCATGCCGGTCGGGTCCCTTCACGCACAGCAGCAGCAAGACGCTGCTTGATCTCTGGGGTCATGTCACGCAGCGCGGAGCGAAGAAACGAACGTTCCGGCATCTTGGAGCCGGGATGCCGGACCGACCTGACGATGACATCGGCGCCACCACTGATAAAGGCTAGAGCCTTCTTATTCCGTGCTGTGATGATGTGGGCTTTCGTGGTGCCGCCGTACTCATGAATCCTGGCGTATTCGACATTGGTGCCGACTTGAACGTAGCTCTGAGTATCACCGAGGTGCGGGGTTACATGGATGCTTCCGGCAAGACGGCCGGTGCGCTGCTTCAGTACCTGACCGTGCAGCTTGTCCTGCTGGATATGCGCCTGCAGCTTGTAGCCCAAGGCGAGCAGGGCTCGATTAACCGATGCCACGATACGCGGCGCGCGATCCCGCATCGCTTCCGCGGCTTCCTTGGATCCGACAATGGCGAATTTCAGGGCCATATCAGGGCGTGTAGAAATTCCGCTTGTAGAGATCGAAGACGGTCTGCGAGCTCTCCGGCATATCCGCCAAGCTGAAGGAAACGGTCTGCTGCTGCAGCGTCTCGGATTGCTTGTCCAGCCTGCTGCGCTTCGCGAACTTCCAGCCGACCAGTTCGACGACGGCTTGATTCAAATCCTCCGGGGTGCCGTTCGTGGTATAGCTGCATTTCAGCGCGGCGCCCTGATCCGCAGCAGCGAAGCCCAGCGTTGAACCGTTCAGCGTGTACTGACCGGCGGCCGGATTCGCGGCGACACGGACAAGCGCGGTACCACCGACGGAGTAGACCAGTGTCGTGATCGCGCGCAGGGTGCCACCATTGATCAGCGTCGTCGTATACGGTGCCGTGCTGGGAACATTGACGGGCTCATCCGTGACGACTCCATCGGCATAGCCGGCGCTATAGGTGATCTCAACGTTCCGCAGTCCACGACTGAAGCAGCCGCCGATTAGATAGAGCGTGGTGTCGTCGTATAGATAGCCGTAACCCTGCGAGCTCGATGCCGCCGATATATTGCAGGCATCGACCTTCAACGCGGCAACGGAAATGATTGGCCCCTGGCGCAATACGATCGACTGCGTACCGGTGCCGTTATAGGTCTCATTCGTGTAAGTCGCCGCCGCGATGTTGCGTGAGATGTAGTTCAGCACGAACTTCGAAGCCGCCGTGATCAGCGGCTGCAGGACGTTCGGATCCGGCGCCGGGTTGCCGCCCAGATAACCCTGGACGGCGGACACCGTTGTCAAATCAATCGCGTTCGGGGTCGACATCGCGGACTTACTTCTTCGCCGCAGCCGTGATCGGTGCCGGACCGCTGCCGCGGGCCTGAGCGGCGCGGATCTTCGCGAGCTGCTCGATCGCGGCACGGCCTTCTGCGATCTTTTCCATGATCGCGTTGAAGGGTGCCCCCCATTGCAGACCCAGCGCTTCGCAGATCTGCTCCATCGGCGGCTTCAGATTCCGCGCCATACCGGGATGCGGGATCTCGGTGACCTTCTCATCGACAGCCCTGAAGCCGAGCTGGCGGAGCTGCTGGACATGCTCCGGCTTCACGGCGACACGGCCGTTCTCGATGACAATTCGGTGTCCCCCTGCGATCGTGACTTCATCGCAGTTCTTCGGGGCAATCATCTGGACTTCGGACATCTCAGTTCTCCTGAAGAGGCACCCCGCTGCCTTTGTCGGGGTGCCTCTGGTTGGGAAGGAATCAGTTCCGGCTATTAGCCGTTGCCGATGCCCTTGATGACGCCGAGACCGAACGTTGCGTAGATCGCGAGGACTTCCGAGGCATAGACGCCGTGCTCATAACGACGGGTACGAATCGGCCATTCCTGTTCGTAGTAGTCCTTGCGGCAATGCATCTCCGCGACCTGCGGAACTTCGTTGTTCTGGTAATAAGCCGGCAGGTTCTGGCAGTGCAGGAGGATCGTGCCCGGCGGCAGGTTGGGATGAATCTTCACCGGGATCTTCCGGCCGCCGTTCATATCGAACGGGTTGTAATAGAACGCGACGACATCATTGGCCACGATCGCGAACGGTTCCTTGCCGTCGGTATTGAAGCGCAGCAGCGGACCGCTGGAAGCATTCAGCACCTTGACGGTGATGTTCTGCTGCTCCTGGCTGTTGACCCAGATCACATCCGGGCTGATGCGGTAGAGATCCCAGAACGCCTTCAGGGCTACATCGATTTCATTGACGGAGCCCTTCGACGAAGCCGTCAGAGTGGCGCCCGACATTTCCTTGACGTAGGCCAGATTGCTGGAGTTCAGGGCCGCATAGAGCAGGCCATCGAAAGCCAGGTTCGGATTGGCGCTGCAGTCCGCGGTGATCTGAGAAACCGACTGCTGGCCGGACGCCAGAGCCGCCGAGAATGCTGCCGTCGGCACCGTGGTAACGGCCTGCAGGGTTTCAGAACCGGACGCACCGACGAACCACGCATAGCCCAGCGCGCCCTGGATGGCGGTAACCGTTGCCGTCAGGATCTGGCCCAGCGTAACGGCCTGAGTCGTCGCCGCTGACTTGTTGGAGCTGCCGCCGTTGTAGGTGTAGGTCAGACCATCCATGCCGGTGATAGTGGACTGCTGGAAGACCTTGTTCGGGCTCACCGCGGTAGCGTTGGTATAGCCTTCCATCGTCAGTGCTACAACGATGACGCTATACGTCGCCGTCGGAAGCGTGCCGGTGCTGCCACCGACCGAAGTCGACGGAGCCGCCGGGGTGCCGAGCTGAACCGATGCATTACCGCCAAGAATGGCGAGCTCTTCATTCAGCATGGCACGCTGCAGAAGACGGAAGGTCATCGTGCTGCGGAGATCTTCGAAGTTCTCCGCGGCTTCGACGGCTTCGAAGGTGATGTAGTCGTCGGAACCAATGGTGACGTAGACCGCGGCCTTGTTACCGGTCGTGTACTGCATCGCGGCGGCGCGCTGACCTTCCGGGATGAAGGCCTGGGATGCCAGCGTGCTGTTGTTGATCGCCGTGATCTGGCGCCATTGCGTCGACAGACCGCCGCGACCCTTCACGCGCGGGATCGCATTGCGCAGCGGGGTCAGGACGGGATAGAGGTTCTTTGAAGGGGCCTGCAGGTCGATCGCAACCAAGCCATAGCCGGTCGTGATCGCCTTCTTCAGGTCAGCATTGCGGGGGTCATTCGCATAGATCCCCTTGAGCAGACCCAGGGTCTGTTCGTTGACATTTGCGGGTAGTGACATCGTTTCTTCTCCGGTTTACTGCAGTCGTGGTGTCTTTGAAAATCGCTCCCGGCCGCACCGGTTGCAGGGGTTTCCTTGAATTCGTGGCTTCAGGCCAAGCCGTGGGCCTTCTTGATCTGGGCTCCGATGGCGCGCTTCGTCATCGCTTCCTGATCGATGCTGCCGTCAGCTTTCAGAATCGGTTCTTCCTTCGCCGGCTTCTGCGTCGATACCTGGACGGGATCGATATCCGCGACCTTATCAACGGCCATCACAGAGCCCTTCGGTGCCGCCGGCTTGTCCTTCAGGGTCTTCAGTTCCGCGGCGGCCTTCTGCATCGCAGCCGCGACATCCGCTGTATCCGATGGCAGGCCGAACGCGCTGAGGATGTAATCGACCGTTTTGACGACAGCATCATGCTTAGCCGTCATCTTGGTCAGAGCCTCCGTGGTCTCATCGGCCTTCTTCTGCAGCGCAGCCTTGGCAGCCTTCTCGGCTTCGTCATCATCGCCGCCGCAGCTCGCACCCATGCCGATGCTGTGGTCATGGATGGCCTGCAGACGATCCATATCGGCCTTGCTGTGGCGGGCCCCGGCCTTCTCGACCGACATGCCGAGGCCCTTGGCGAGGTCATCACGCTCAGCTTCCGGTGCCGCCTTGATCTTCGCGAAGGCTTCCGCCTTCATCGTCTCCGACCACATCTTCGGTGCGACATAGATCACTATGTTCGGATCAATCGCATGCTTCGGCGTGAACGATTTGAAGAGCCCTTCGATCTGCGTCGACATCGCGAGCGCATCGGCATCTTCGGCACCGCCAAGGATCTCTTCGACCTCTTCCTTTGCCATTGCGGCCAGTGCCTGCAGCAGGGTGTGGCAGCCGGTTTCCAGCAAGCCCAGGGCTGCGCTGTCATCGCCTTCCTGCTCCTGCTCGTATTCGTAGGCCTCGAGCAGATAACGAAGGGATTCGCAGTAATCGGCCAGACGGGAGACCGTATAGAGCCCCTTGCGAAGGGCCACGTCCTGAAGCGCGGTGCTACCTTCCTTGGCGATCGGCGGCCCATCTGCAGCGATCTTGGCCTTCCATGCTGAAAAGATGGAAGCCTTTATGAGCTCGAGATCCGCAGCACTGTAGTCCGCGGCGTTCTTCGACTTGTTGATATGGTTCCACGCCGCTTGGATCCGAGGCGCTGAGTTGAGTTCGTATTTCTTGCAGACGACGTCCAGCGGCTTCGTAGCCGTATCGGTTCGCTCCGCGATCCGCTTGACCAATGCCGCAACTTCTTCGGCAGAGCTGCAGTCCTTCAGGCCATCATTGAATTTCTGCAGCTGATC